GTACTGCTGGTTGTAGATCCGTTGCTGCTGATGGTGGTCTTCATATCCGTTTTATGGAACCAGGTCGTCATACTGGTGGAAGCAATTATGTCTTCGCTGATGGCCACGCAAAGTTCTTTAGATTTGAAACCACAATCAATCCAAACAATTTCCTCTGGGGGAAAACTTATTATCCAACAGGTCAGGCAATTCTTGATCAACTTGGAAATCCAGTCCGATAATCTTAAAAAAAAGATCTACGAAAGTAGATCTTTTTTTCTTATAGATCTATCTTAATCTTTCTTTCATTTATTGAACATACAATACTATTGTTCGTCTAATCAACAGAGGTAAAAATTATGAATAAAGTACTCGTTTCTCTTGCAGCTTCATTGGCTGTTTTTGGTGTTGTTTTCGCACAGGTTCCAGGTGGGATTCAAGAAGCTCCACGTCCAGGGCAAGTTCCATTTCCTCTTGGTCAGGTTGGTGGAATGAAAACAGGTGGTGGAAGTGTTGCTGCTTCTGGCAATTTTGTTTATGTTCTTTCTGGCAACACTCTTTATCAATTTAGTGTTGACGGTTTGAAGCTTGTGGCAAAGACAACTCTTCCAACTGTTCGTGGTGGTGAAGATGGATCTTTTGGACGTGGTCAGGGTGGTGGACGTCGAAACGATCCTCCAGCCAAGTAAAAGAAGCAGACCAATAAACAAAAAACAGGGGCTTTGAAAAAGCAGCCCCTGTTTTTTGTTTATGGGATGCGAAATAGGAAACTGTATACTTAATAATGGAATATTTACTATATGAAACGGTACAGCTTTAGAATCATTGTCGCAGGTATTAAAGAAGACATACAAGGTATTTGTAATTTTCTCGGCAAGGATCCAGAATATTTTCAAGACTTAAGAGAAACAGTAAAGAAATATGATCAAAAGTATCAGGTGTTTGCTGCTTGGTTATTAGCCCGTAATATTGAACCAGATCATTACATCGAATCTATTCAAAAGTATGTTGATTCAAAAAGAATTACCAAATTTTCAGTTAGTAAAAATGCGGTCAAAATAAACAATGAAGTATTTGATGATGCGCTTAAATTAACAGAATATATCCACGCTCAATTTCCCATCTTACAAGCTGAAAAACAGGTTGAAAACACTGAAACAGAAGATGTTCCTGTTGTTGCTAATAAAAATAATTCTATTAAGATTTTTGAGATAAATGACGCTAATGATGGTAGAAGATTAGTTGGCGATGATACAAGTTGGTGTATTGGCTATAAAGGCCCAAACAATATGTGGCAAGCTTATAGGGACATGCAATCTTCTACATTTTTTGTTGTTTATGATGATAATCCTCCCACACCTGAACAAAGAAAAGTTGCAGTTGATTTTACTTCAGGAGGTTATGGTGGAGATACGGTTTTATTAACAGACATTCCAAATCGCACAGGTCAACAATTATCAAACGGAATGGGTTGGAAAGAATATTCTGAATATTTATCCAGTAAGGGTGTCAACTTACAAGCAACAAGACAGAATCCTAAAACTGGTGAAGAAGAATTAATTCTCAAGAACAAACCCAAGACTCAAGAAGAAATATTACAAACAGCAACTTTTAATGGAGTTGCCAGATTAAGTGTCAATGATATTCTTGAATGGCAATCTGGAAAATCTAAAGTTAATGGTGAAGATAAAAGCATTGATAAAGAAACTTTAGAAATTTTAGAAGAGATTTCAGATTTTTATGGCCTAAGATACATTATCAATAATCCTGATGCTAAATTCTATACATCAAGATGGATGGGATTGGGTAAACCTGTAGAAAATGAAGTTTTAGAATATTTATCTAAAAGTGTTGGTGGCGAAGATTTGTTGATGAAATATGTCAACACTGGTATGCAACTTGAAGAAACACAATATCAATTTTTTAGACAGAATAAAAATTTTCTTACTACTTATTTAAGAAGTAAAATTATAGCTGGCAGTAACTTCAATTATAATGAATTTACTGATTTAATTTCTTTAAATAGAAAAGATTTATTTAAACAATACATTGAAAAACGAGGCAATTTACCTTCTACTTTAAAATATATTCTTGAAAATCATCCAGATTATTTAAGATTGTATATTGAAACTTTGGCTGACTCTGGTGAACTTTATGCTGCAGATGATAAATATTTTATAGAGTTGGATGACAGAGATTTATTAATCAAATATTTAAGCAATGTAAAAAATACAATCTCTGGTGAAATGCAAAGATTCATTGCTGAAGATCCAGAATTGTTTTTAATTTATTCAAGAAATAAATTAACTAATACTGATTTAAGTGATGGGTCTTCTACTCTTGGTTTTCCAATTAGAGTTATGAGAAATGCCATATTGGAATCAGGGGATAAATCACTTATCAAAGAAGTGGCACTGAAAACTGGTTTTGATTATAATGATTTTGAAAAAGCAAAAGAACTTGGGGTATTAGAAGAAGTAAAGTATTCAATATTATGTCCAAAGCCTTCCGATTATATTGGTAAATTTTATAATTCAGATGATCCATTTGATGTGTCATTGATTGAACAAGTTAAAGATATAGATGTTTTGCGCAATTTCAGTACAGACCATAGTGAGTTTAGTGAATGGGATCAAAAAAGTTGGAGTGAAAATCCAACTATAAATTTTGCATTTGATCTTGGTGCTCATAGTCAAATGATTAAGAAAGAAGCACATTACGCATATCAAAATAAACCAGAACAAATGATTCCTTATAATCCGAATCAAACTTTATTATGGGCTATTTATAATGATGGCAAATTATTTAAGAAGTTTGAAGAAATCGAAATGGATGATGAAACCAAAGAAGATTTCAGAAATGCCATTCAAGAATTTCAAAGTGCAATACAAGATATTAATTTCTGGAAAAATTTCTTTAAAAATATAGATCATTTTGCTGGTTCGATAGGAAGCAAACTTAATTTTGATAAAAATGATTTTGCAAATATTCTTAAGTTTATTCCACAACAATTTTTGGAAGATCTTGAAATAAAAGAATTTTTGCAGAGAAAAATGAATACCATTACTTCTAAAAATTTTATTAGAAATATAGATATTGAAAAAACACCTTGGTTATTTGAAGACTATATAAATCAATTTGTAGAGGGTGGTAATAATGTATATTCTGAGTTTAGAAGACTGTTAAATCAAGATCAAAGTTTTGCTTTTGAATTCATTTCAAAAATACTTGAAAAAAGAAAGCTTAGTTATAGTGAAATTGAATATTTTGCAGCATTAGTATCACAAGCTAAATTTGAATTTTTAGATTTGTATACACATTATTATCCAGAAGTAAAAGAAGATCCAAATTTTTATTATTCAAGTGTGTTTAATTATTTTAACAATTTTCCGAAATTAAATGATCAATTACATTTATTAAGAAATTATCCTAATTTTTTTGAAATGAAAGTGTTAGAAGAAGATAACTATATGAATATATTGCCAGAAATAAGGGCAGCTTTAGTTCAAATGTATCCTAACCTTGCTCCAAAAATTCTTGCTTATGAAAAAAAAGCAAAATATGGCACTGGATATTTTGATGAAGAATCTGGTCAAGTGATGAAAGGAAAAAGACCAACACCGCCTGGAACACAAGAAGAATTGCCTGATCCATTTGCGTCAGATGAAGAAGAAGTAGAAACTGAAGAAGAAACCACCACTGCCTTTGTAAAATCTATGGTGAAAATCGCTCAAAAACTGGACTTTAAAAAAGAATATAGGTTAGCAGATAAACTAACCTATATTTTAAGAAAAAAGATATAATTTTATTTATTCAAAATCATCTTCGAAAGGAATTTCTAAATTATCATCTTCAAGATCCTGTTGTTTCTTTCTATGTCTAGCTAAATTGAAAGATTCACCTTCTGGAAGATCTTGGAATGTTAGTTGACCTGGATCTGTATATTGTGAGGTCAAGTGTCGCATTTGAGCTCTGTGTTGCCCCTCTTCAATAGTTGAAATTTCAGGAAGAATAAATTGAGTTTGAAAAGTTTCTTCAAATTTCTTTACTGTTGGATGATCTTGATATGTCTCATAAATACGTTTAGCAATCTCAAGACGTAATTTATCTTCAGAGTTTCTCATCATCCGCATAGCTCTTTCACCAAACTGATCTGAATCACCAAAATGTTCATAATCTTCAGAGTCTGGTGTTCTAACATATTCTTCCCATTGAGAATAATGCTTTGCAAAACTATATAACAAATCTAGTAATGGATTACGTCCTAATATTTGTCTTATTCTTTGATATTTATAACTTTGAATATCTTCTTTTGTCAAATATCCACTTCTTCTAGCCAAATACTCATCAGTTAAGCTATCTTCTCTATCAACTATAGATTCTAATTGCTTGTATGCAATATCAACAATTGTTTCTGCTAAATTTTCAAAATCATAATCTTCTAAGTCATAAACTTTTCCGTATGTTCTTTTACCATCAACAGCATCTTTGATTTCTGAGACAGTTTTATCGGCTAATTCATCAATGTCTAAATTTCTAAGATTATTTTCAGCAAATTCTTCTTGATCTTTATTTTCCCATGAGTTTGAATGAATACCAAACCTTGAAAAATCTCCATCAGCTTCCTCATCATAATATCCTTCTAAATAAGGCCCATAAGCAAACTCCTGAATGCCATATTTGATTTCGTCAGGACCATTTTCCCATTCAACTTCTCCAGGATACCAATCTTGTGCTCTTTGATGAGTGTAGCTTTCTCCAGCAGTTTTTTTAATATCCTCTCTGCCCTCAAAAAACTCACTAATTTTTGCAACTTGATCATCATCATCAATTTCAGAATTGCTTGGTCCTTTGATTTGTTTTACTGCTCCATCTCTACCAACTTCAATTGTTGCTTGTGGTTGGTTGAATTTGCTTCTTAAGGAATATATAGTACAATCACCAGATTCTACGTGTCTTGCATATGATCCAACACAGTGATGCATAAAATTACCTTCAACATCTAAATCGTTTGGATCTTCAACTCTCACCATCATAGAGCCATCATCAAATCTATGAACAATTTTTTCGTCTACTATATTTCCAGATTCATCTCTTTCAAAAGGTAGATAAAATTTTCCTGAACCTCTTTGTGAAATTGCATTGTGCCACTCTACAGAATCATCATATGCTTCCTGAAATGATTTTGTTCCAAGGTTATAATTAGGATTGTCTAAAATGTGAGCTCTAAAAAAGTCGTGAATTTCATCTAGATCATGATGAATTCCAGCATATCCAGTTATTGATTGCTTGTACTCCCATCTATCATCTTTAGGATCATCATTTAGTTTATGCGATCTTAATAATTTATATTGATATAAAGCCCAACTCTTAAATCTTGGATCGTAATCTTCAACAAGTTGTAATTCTTGACTTGATGGCTTGTAAGCAGATTCAAATAGATTTTGTAAGTCAATTATAGACATTAGAGGATTTTGGTTTAATGCTCCAATAGCTTTGCCTTTTCTATTGTCAGGAAGAGAACGAACATAATCAATTTTTTGTTCATCAACACCTTTAGTTCTCAAAGCATTTATAGCGTCATCGATTGCTGCTAAGACTGTTCTGTAATACCACATTATAATTTACTCACCATATTATCTAAATGTTTATGAAGTTCTGGCTCCAATTCTGATAAAGCTTTTACATCATTTCTGCTTTCATTAAGTTTTTCATAATGATTTCTATATTCATTAATCATCTTTACAAATGATGATTTATCCATTTTATAAGTTGGATCATTAATTATCGTATCCAGCATTATTTTTGATTGTGGATGATCAAATAACAATGGATCTTTTATCATTTGTTGCAGATATATTTTTGCATCTTGCCCAAATTTATTATCAATTGTTACTGTAGAATCTTGTTGAAAATTTTGTTGCATTGGGATTCTATTTTTATAGCTATCTTTTTGCTGTGTTGGATATCTATAAAATGGAATTGACATATCTTGTGCAAACTTTTCAAATTTATCTGCCAATTTGTAATTTTCAAGGGCATCTAGTTTTTGTGCGATTCTTAAAAGCAAGCTAGTATACATATCAATAAATTTCTTATAAAAAAAGAAGCCCTCCTTTATTGGAGGGCTTTATCATCACATAACCACAAATAATTATTTATTTTTTGAACAATATCGCAACTAATATCGCAAAATTCATCTAATGATAATTCAACTTCCATGTGCAAATCTAAATCATTTATAATCTTTGAAATTTCTGGATGACAAGAACCTTTAACTGGCTGCCATTTATTGTTTTCATAAATATAATTATCTATCAAGTTGTCTATGATATATTCTTGCACTTTGTCGTTGAATTGATTGTAATTTTCATCTAGTCTTTGAGTTTTTAATAAAGCTTTAAAATCTTTTTCTGAAAAAAATCTTTTATTTAAAATCATACATTCTGAAAAAATTTCAGCTAAGAACTCTTCCATAAATTAATTTTACCACTGTTTGCAGTTATGACAGGGTTATTTGGATCAAATTCAAGATTTTCTCTAGCGTGTTTGATGTTTTCAGGATCCCAAGTAATATAATGTTTGATAGGTCTTTCTTCTCTAGAGTACATTCTAAAAAATTGATTAGGATCCATTATAATACTGTCGTATCCTAATGAATTTAAGAATCTTTGAATAATTTCACCCTTATAATCTGAGCCTTCATCATTGTCAAAAGTTGCTAAAGCTCCTTTTAGATTGTCCATCATCATAACTGAAGAAACTACACCATCGTTAGATCCAGTTGTAAATTGAATTAAGTCTTCACAAATTTGATATGCATCATCTGAATTCATATAATCTATCAAAATATTGTAAAGTTTTAAGATAACTGTCTTATAAGAATTATTGTCAGACTCATCTATATCGTTTTCATTTAAAAACTCTAATGTCTCATTTGTATCATCAACAAAAGTTTTTTCTGGATGTTCAGTATCGTTTTCAGATGTCAAGTGCAATGGATTTTTCAGTCTTACATGAGCTGGAATTACTCTTGACTTGTTGGAACCTAAAACAGTATCATTTGCAATTTTTTCTACTAAGTATTGAAGGCTTGCAACAGTGCCATCTTCGTTAAAATAAGGGCGGTATCTTGGATCATCACCATACAAGTTCCATAGATAATAAGCGTCTTCATCATCTTCATCAATTAATTCATATTGTAGATCTGTAATTTTTAATTTTTGATCAGGCCCAGAACCAGTGTAATTTTCAGTGGCATCTTGTTCATCACTAGTAAAATAAAATCCTTGGCCGAAAGCATTAGATGAGACACCTTTGTTAATATCAAATCTATCAAATTCGTGTGTAGTTCCATGATATACAGGTCTTTCTGGCACGTAATGATCTTTAGCCCAATCATTGAAGAATAAACTTTTTGGTTCTTTTTGTGTCTCTAAAAGCTCTGGAGATTTTGCTTTCTGTTCTGATTTTTCTTTACTTTTAGGCGCAGATTGTTCTACATCTAATCCAGGAAGTTGTAATTGTTGTGCTAATTTATACCACATAATTTTTTCTTATTACCTATACTATCTCTGTACAAATTATCTATGCTTAAAAAATCTTGTACTATCCAAGAACCATTTTCCGCAAATAAGATGTATGCTCCTGTTGCTCGTGGAAAAATGGTGAAAAGCAAAAAATATAATGATTGGATAGAAAAGAATATTCTAATCATTAAAGATAATCTTCTTCCAGCAACACAATTTCCTATAGATGTTGAAATACTTATAATGGCAGACTACAAATGGAAACTGAAATGTGATGCTGACAACATTATAAAACCATTAGTAGATCTTCTTGTTAGAGCAGAAATTGTTCCTGATGATAAAACTAGATATATCAATTCTGTCAAAGTTAGATATTTACAGGGATTTGGAACTCCTGTTACTTGCATCTCATATACAATTACAGAAGATTAAAAAGTTGACCAAGCTAAAATATATATTGGAATAAAAATTGCCAACAGTGTTAAAATCACCATTATGCAAATTATCAACTCCATTGGTGATAATTTAAACCTCATAAGAATATCCTCCAATAGTAATATTCTTATTGATAAATTCATAATACTTGCATTAAATTAAAAAATCCCATCAATAAGGATGGGATTTTTTATATACAACCGACAGGACTCGAACCTGTGGCCAACTGCTTAGAAGGCAGTTGCTCTATCCACTGAGCTACGGTTGCACGTCTTATTCTCTAATTATACCACAACTTACATCTGCACAAGCCTTGCATCAACAATTTTATTAGAATTTCTTTCTTTCTTATATTCAATTGTTTTGCCAGTATTCAAATAAATATTTAACCAACGATTCAACTCTTTCAATTGAGCATAAGTCATTTCAAGGCTTTTCTCTTCAAAGTTCTCATCAATGATAGTAATTTTGTGCTTCATAGCGATAGCATACCACACATCAGGTATAATGCAAATAAGATGAAAATAATTGATATATACAATTTACCAAGACAATCTTCTTATGATATCCAACAAATTTTAACCTTAAAAGATTGGGGAAGAAGTCTTTTTCCTGCACAAAACAATCTTGGAGTAGATTGGGAGATGCTTAAGAAAAATGTGCCTGGACTTCAAGCATTTTATGTAGAAACAGAACTTAATAAATTTTTCACAATAAGTTTTAATAATCAAAAATTTATTCTTGTAAATTATGACAAAGTAATTCAATGCTACACTCCATATTGCACAGATACCAATTTATACGAAGCCATGATGAAATTACTTATTGCTCATTCAGATTTATCTTATTGCTATTTTTCAACACAAGAAGATCTTAACATAATTCTTCCAAATGATGATGGTTATTACACAGAATGCGACGATTGAGTATAATAATTTTATGAAAAAAGCACTTATTACAGGCATCAATGGAAGTGGAGCAACATACTTAGCTGAACATCTTACAACAATTCCTGATATACAAATTCAAGGCATTTCCAGATGGCATACAGATAGAAAAAATAAATCAGGAGTATTTTCCAAAATACAAATGTTTGAATGTGATTTGACAGATTTAGGTAGTGTCATTAGAACACTTGAAGAAGCCCAGCCAGATTACATTTTTCACTTAGCGTCAAATGCTAATGTTAAATTATCTTTTACTACTCCTATATCTGTTTTTAATAATAATGTAAATGGAACACTTAATTTATTAGAAGCATTGAGAATTACTAATCAAAAACCAATGATTCAATTTTGTGGTACTTCTGAAGTTTATGGACAAGTCAGACCAGATGAAATTCCAATTAAAGAATCACAAAGTATTGATCCAGTAAATGTGTATGCAATTAGCAAACTTACACAAGAAAAATTAGTAAAATCATACTACAGATCTTATGACATTCCCTGTGTGATAACTCGTGCTTTTGGATATATTAATCCAAGAAGACCTGATATATTTTCCAGCGCATTTGCTAAACAAATTGTTGACATTGAACGTGGAAAACAAGATGTTTTATATCATGGAAATTTAGATTCAGTCAGAACATTATTAGACGTTCGAGATATAGTTGAAGCTTATTGGATTGCTGCAATTAGATGCGAATTAGGCGAAGCATATAATATTGGATCTACTGTTCCAGTAAGAGTAGGAGATTTTCTTGAAGAACTTAAAAGACAAGCTAAATGCAAGATTGTTTCAAAAGAAGATCCTAATTTATTAAGACCTGTAGACGTTACTCTTCAAATTCCAAGTGTAGATAAATTTTATGAAAAAACAAACTGGAAACCAAAATATACTTTGGAAGACAGTGTAAAACTACTTTTAGACTACTACAGAAATCAATAAAAAAGGGGAGCAAAGCTCCCCTTTTTTATTGATTTTTATCATCTTCCTTTACTATTTTAAAATAAACTTTCTCATCTCCATACTCATAAACTAAATAATCTGGACTATTTACAAGATCATTTAATTTTTCACTCAAAACAAAATTAGGAAAAATAGCTTTCATAATTGCATCTCTTTCTTTAAGTATCCAATTATAATCACTATTCGAGCCCCCAACTTTGCCATTTTTACCTTCTATGGTGTATTTATAAGTCATCTCTTTACTTTCTTATAATAAAAATCCCAAAGCTCCTTAAAACCATTTTTACCAATATTATGCTCTATATGGTAATCAATAACTAAAGGGGCTCGAGATTCCTTATTATTTCTAGAATAAAAATTATCATAGAAACGCTCATATTTCAACTTATCAATTACATCAACACTCATAAAACGCTTATTGAGAGAAACAAGACCAATCTTACTTCCACTTCTCCCAACTAATTGAATCGCATATCTAGTGTCAAAATTACCAACATTCAAGACACATTCTTTTTTTATCTTCTCAACCCATTCACGTTCAGACATAATTTATTTTACCTTAAAATAATAAACCCATCGAAATCGATGGGTTTAAAGATTATTCTGGTCGATCTGTAATCATAGAGTCAAGCATCTTTATCAATCTATTCAAACGATAATTGAAATAAAGAGAAAATGCCATAACAGATACAAAAATAACAGAACAATTAATCCAAGTTGCAGTAATAAAATTCATATCTACTCCACCATTTTCGCTGTCTTCTTATTCAATGTTTCAAAATTATTATCATAAGATTTAAAGATTTTTTTAATCTGAAAAATTACGACAAATATCAAGACGAAAATTATTGCCACTAAAGCAAATAAAATTGAAATTAAAATTGTTTCGTTCATATCTTTATTATATCACCAAGCCTCCGACAAGAATCGAACTTGCAACAAATGGTTTACAAAACCATTGCTCTACCTTTGAGCTACAGAGGCCAATTTTTGTAATATTCTCCCGCCTCAGTACGATCAAGGAACTTTAGAGCCAAAATCTAAGATGATGCCAGTTTCACCACGGGAGAATGAACTTACAGACTAATTATACATTAATCACAAGGTTTGTCAAGTTTGCCAGATTTAATTTTTTCCCAATCTCCTCGACCTGGTTTCGTAATACCATAATACTTACACCATTTATTAACTGCATTATCACTGACACCAAACATTTCACCAATTTTTACACAAGACATTTCCCAAACTAATTTTTCTAAAATTTCTTTGTCTGGTCTTTTTGAGATCTTTACAACTGGTTGATAAAATTTTTCTGGTTTTATTTCTTTGACATATTTTGGAAATGTCTTTTGTTGTTCTTCATAAATTTCCACAGCATTAACTAAACCAGCGTGAATTTCAAAGTGGCAATTCGAACAAACTAAAATACATTTATCTAACTCATCAACTATTAAATCAAATTTTCTGAAATTTATTTCACCAATATTAAATGATTTGGTTTCAGGGTAAACGTGATGAAAATGTAATGATCCTATGTATTTATCGTAAGAACATACAGAACACTTGCCACCTTTATAATCGATAGCTTGCTGCTTTGTTCTAGTTCTGTAAGCCAGACTATAGCATCTACCGCATTTATCTTTATGTTTTCTATGACCACCTTGGTATTCTCTATTGCAAACTTTGCAGACATTCATCGACACTCTGGTATCATTTTTGTGTAGACTTCGGGTGTTATGAGAACCAAATGGAGAACACTCAATACAGTATTTTCTTTTATCTAAATTTCTAATTTTCCCATCAATATTCATCTTGACTGGAATAATGTTTCCGCATTTCAAACAATTATGTTTCATAATTTATACCTAATGGTGTTAAGTTCGATATAACACCATTATTATTATACCATAGAAATAAAAAACTCCTTTGAAATTAATCAAAAGAGTTATTATAGCCTGTAGGGGGATCGAACCCCTGGTCTCCTCCGTGAAAGGGAGGCATCTTAACCACTCGACTAACAGGCCATATTCGAAAATAATCCCCATTTATAATTATGGGGATTATACACTCCTTAAATAGGATTCGAACCTATGACCGTTCGGTTAACAGCCGAATGCTCTACCGCTGAGCTATTAAGGACCATCAAATAAATTATACCAAGAAAGTTCTCAATCGCAAGCAACTTTTAAAAAAATCGTTGTTGTAATTATTATTAAAATTCCGAAAATAATATCAGTTAGTTTGCGTTGTTCTTTCATAAATCTATCTTATCACATTTGTATAAGTTGTGTATGCCTGAACCTAATTATAAGTGTGATCATTGTGGAAAAGATTGTTATAAGTCGCTTAGTCAATTATTGAAATATAAAAATAATTTTTGTTCTAGAAGTTGTCGGGGTAGATTTCATAATAAACAGCAGAGTGTTTGTTGTTTAGACTGTGGAGTAAGTTTTCTGAAGAAGCTTCATGAAATTGAAAGATATCCTAATCACTATTGTTCTAGACGTTGTGCACACAATGCTAAGAATAAACAGCAAGAAGTATCCTGTTTTGTTTGTTTAAAATCTTTCATGAAACAATTGAATCAAATAAAAGATAAACCAAGACATTGTTGCAGTCAAGAATGTGCAAAATTATTAAGAAAATATTACAAAGATTGGGGATCAAACAGAAGCAAGCTTGAAGTTGAATTGGAGGCTGTTTTGATTGATACATATAATTTTGAAATTTTATATAATAAATCAAGAATAGACTATGAATTGGATTTGGACATTCCTATATTGAATCTTGCTTTTGAATTGAATGGTGTTTTTCATTACAAGGCTATTTATGGTGAAAAAAAATTATTACAGGTACAGAAAACTGATAGAGAAAAATTAGAAAAAAGTTATGAAATGAATTTTGATCTTATTGTGATTAATGTGTCAGAAGATAATGGTTCTAAGAAAAAAAGAAATCAAAGAATATTAGAAGTAATTGCAATGATCAACAGTAGAATTTTAGAGATGAATTACAAGCCTCAAGTAAAACAATTAGCTATGGAGTTTTAATTATTCATCATTCTTTCTATCATTGCGTCTTTTTTAGTTCTTGTTCTATTCATTCCCCAGTTTTTAATTTGGAATTTTGGATCTTTTTTATTTATTATTGGGACAGTATTTTTGTGTACATTTTCTGTTAAGACTTTTGAAGTATAGTTAAGAGAAAAAATCATCGCTCCTATTGTTGCAATGATTGTTATAATTCCCACTAGTATGTCTTGTTTATTTTTCATTTGTTTCTAAAACTGAAAAAATTTGATATAAGTTCATTCAGTTGATTATTTTCAAATTCTTCTGCATATAAGAAGCAGAAAAGTGCTAAATTGTTCATTAGTTGCTCATCATCCTTTCTATCGCCCATTCTTTTTTAGTTTTGGGTTGGTAATAATTTTTTTTAGCGTAATTGCTCATGATGTATTGAGCTTGATTGCAGGCTTTTTGTTGAGCCATATATTGTTCTTCTAATCTTTTTTGGTCAACATTTTCAACAGGTTTTAATGCATATCCGATACTACCACTAACAATAATAAGCATACAGTAAAAAAATATTTTTTCCAAGTTTAGTTTCATAATAGTCTCCTCTAAATAAAAAAGCCCTATCCTTTATTGGATAGGGCTTCAATGCACTATAAATATAATACCTTGCTTTTGTTTTAGTTGCCTGGTAATTTTATTAAGTTATTATTATATTGTTGTCCAGTAAGTGCTGTGAACCTTGCTATTGATTGTTCATAATAGTCAGGATCAATTTCGCATCCTTTGAATATTCTTCCAGTATTTTCGCAAGCTATCATAGTGGATCCAGCGCCATTAAATAGATCAAGAACAATTTCTCCTGGATTAGTATATGCTTCAATAAATCTTTCTAGTATGCTGATTGGTTTTTGAGTAGGATGCCAATTACAGTATTCTTTACTTGTTGTATGATTATTCTTTTCCCAGACACAAGTTGGAATAGTTCCATTTTCGTATTCTTTTCCTGTTCTGATATTGACTTTTTGTTTTCTTTCTGTTCTTACTCTGTCTGCGTTAAAAGTGAAAGTTTTTTCTTTAGAGTAGCACCAAATATATTCGTGTTTTCTAGCAAAGTTTGTTTTACTTCTTCCGCCCCAATTATATGACCAAACTATTTCATTTTGTTGATAGAAATTTGGAAGCTTGTCTAATATTTCCAGTCTATAGCGCAAGAAAGTATTATATTTAAGAGTACCAAAGACGCACATCATCTTGTTAGGCTTAAGTACTCTAGCGCATTCTTTTGACCACTCTTCACACCAATCTAAATAAGCTTGATCTGAATTCCATTGTTTATCCCATCCTTTACCTCCATCAAATCCAATAAAGTATGGAGGATCAGTTAAGATTAAATCTACTGATTCATCTTGCAATGTTTTGAGGTATTCGATACAATCATTATTTAAGTATTCGTGCATATTATAATTATACTTAAAAAAGGTCTCAAAAAATTATTTTGTAATATAATTTATGAGTGTTTATTTATTAGGATCTAAAAATATGCAAGAAAAAGAACTTGAAACAATGTTGAAATTAGCAATGGAAGCTGATTCAAAAGGTAATTATAAATCAGCTGATGAGATTGATAATTTTATTAAGGAAGCTCAAAATCCTCTTCAAAATTGGACCAGAAATCAAATAAGAAGATTACGTGGTCTTGGAGATGAAAGCGGAAGAGCTCGTAGACAAATACGAAATATAGAAAGAGGTCCAAATGCTGTAGACAGAATGAGATCTCAGCCAACTTTCGAAGAAGCTTTAGGCCAATTAGATGACGGCAGAAATATAAGCGGCCACAATCCTATGAAATTGAGAAGTAATTCTGCTATTGTGGACAGAATTATAAATGCTTTGCAACCTACTTATAGACAAATTATGACTAAGAGGTCAGAATTTCCAAGACTTTATAGAGAATGGGAAACTACATACAATAGAAGAATGCAAGAATTGAAAACTAGCTTATCTTTTACTGATGATGAGCTTGGAGACTATTTGCGAACACATCCAGAAATGAGAGAAAATTTGGTAGGCCCATTGGAAAATCAACTTGTCTCAATGAGAAATTCTCATGTAGATTTAATAAATCGTACTATAGATCAAGTTTGTGAAGGTTATGGTATTACAAGATCTCCAGAAAATCTAAATGTTATCAAAGCTAGAATTGCTTCGGATAGAAACTTAAGAGGCTTTCTTTATGACAATTCTTTTACTACTGACAGAATGATCGAGCAAGTTTTAACTTCAGGAAATATACCAATAAGAAGTTATTTAACAAATATGGGTCCATGGAAAAGATCAATGAGTCCTGCAGTAGCTGGATTACTATTCCTTTCTGCAGGAGCAGCTGGTGGAGCGGCAATGAAGGGAATGCCTAAATCAAAACCTGAAGTAAAGCCATTACCTAGCAAGAGTCCAGAATCCCCAATTGGAAAGCTTGAAAATGAGCTTGAAGCTGATAGAAGAGGAACTGGTTTATTTGATACTCCTATTGCAACAATTGAAAAATACTTAAAAAGAAAGAAAGAAAATGGCTCTATAAAACCAGGGATAACCAAGAAAGAACTTTATAATATGGCCAAGATTGATTTGGGTGAACATATTGCAAATAATTTAATTCAATATGTTATGAGTAAATATGGTTTCAAAATGAAAACTAATGCTCCTGAAAAAGATTTTGAAGTAAATCTTTTTTAAACAAATAAGCCCCCAAATGGGGGCTTATTTGTTTAACTATTTCTTGGACAATTTTCTCATATACAAGACTATTTGCATCAACTTGTTGTATTTTAAATTATCTTCTGGTGCAGTATGTGTTTTGACCCATGCATAATCTTTGAGTTCTGGTAGTGCGAAAATTTCAGGAAATTTTGCTGCTGGGTTGTTTTTTAGATATCTAGAAATAATTGCTGCTACTTTTTTTACGTCTGGTGCAACACCTTGTAACATCGTGCCTAATTCAGCTTGTAAAGAATAATCTTCTTTACTAATTTGTTCAGTGACAGCATTTTTCTCGCCTGTCCCAACTAAATAAGCATCAATCGCTGTGCGTCCTAAACTCAAAGCACTTGAAGCAGCATATAATGCAGTTCCAGTTGCATAAAGCATTTGCCCATAAACTGGTATTGCTGCTACAGCTGGAATTGTCAATCCTCCCGCTATTGTAAGTAAGACAATTTCAATAAATTTAGATCTTTCTTCGGCATCGTTCCAGATTTCGTTAAATTTACCATTATTTATCAGATCAAAATATTTAGCTATTTCTTTTCTTGTCAGATATAAATTTGCCAAGACTCCAATAAACGGTGCTGCTGAAAGAACTTTGCTTAAGACTGGGACTTTTGTAGCAATTTGTTGAGCTGCTTTTTTTGATGCTTCTGCTGCGCCTGGATTATTTTTAACTAATTCTGCTAATTCTTTTGCTTTTTTTGCAGCTTGTAATGAATTTGTTGAAATTCCAATATCTAAGGCATCTAAAGATCCAAATGTTGCGTCTACTGCGAGATCTTTTTGCTTGGTTGAAAGATTTGATTTTTCTAATTTTGATATTGGATATTGTAATGTTTTGAGTAAAGCTTTTTCAGGTGCTGATTCTTCTCTAATCCAAGCAGGTTGTTTTTCATAATCATAACTCAATTGAGATAATCTTATGTTAACTAAATTTTCATAAAAATCTGCTTGTTCATAAAATCCATACGAGTCACAAAGTTTTGCGTATGATAAACAAGCAGATGAAGAAATTTTTCTCATAATTAAGTTATTTGAATTTATATAATTTATTACCTTTTACAAATTAAATATTTCATCTTGTAGCAATTAGAATTAATAAATAACCTATGATGCTATATCCTATAACGAACAAAGCATCACGTTTTCTATCTCTATCGTTCATACTTTCCCTCCAGATTAATCTTTTATTTCATTGTTAATAAAAGATAAGTGATGAAACCGATTGCAATAAAAACACACAATCTACGAGCTTTGTTCAACTTCTTTTGTTGAGTTCACTGTTACAGACATTGATTAGTCTTGAGATAGTTTCTTTTGGAAGTTGTTTAACAAGATCTTCCATACTTTTGCTTTCCCAATCTCCGACAATTTTGTTTGCGAAAGGAAGTTTGTTGATATTAACTTCTGGAATGCCTACAGTTTTCTTCAATAATTTTGAAAAGATTGACATAATTTTTTCTCCTTTTTATATTGTGATTTAAAATTTGTATCACATTAATATATTCTGTTATATTGATGTGTTTGCTTTTGTGTGATATTAAGAATTAGAGGTGTGAAAAATGTTTGTAAAATCTTGGAAACATATATTTGTTTGTGAGAGTAATATGATTGATCCGCAACCTGGTTATATGGGTAATCATCTAGGTTGTCATATGTACGACAATCATCTTCAAGCTCTCAATTTTGTTTTATCTGAAGGTTGGGAGATGAATTCTACTACTCCTTTAGATGTTCATAGATTTCTCACTCGTGGAATTCCTTATTTTGAGGATAGTGGAAATTCGGGTAAGTATAGAACTGTGGATGTCTGGATTGGTCACGAAACTTGCCCTAGTCCATATATGCTTGAAAATCTTATGAATGATTGGTTTGATTTCTCTAAAAAGATTATGAGAGATGTTGAAAGTGGCAAAATCGTAGCTTTCGATGCTGCTTTGAGTGTTCATCATTATTTTGAAACTATTCATCCTTTTATTGATGGCAATGGTAGAACAGGGCGATTATTGTTGCAGAAAGTCTTGACTGATTTAGGTCAAGATCCAGCGATAATCTTTTTTGATGATCGTTCAGAATATTACGATGCTATTCAAAATTTCAGGGACACTTACTGGGATGGTAAGACGGTTGATTATGATAAACTATTAGTAGATTTAAAGATGGGACATATGTTTAGTGATTTTCAACTGTGACAAAATAATTGTTTTTGACCTTGAAGCTACTTGTTGGGAAGGTAGAGAAAATGCATACAAGTCTCGAGAAATTATTAGTCTCGGGGCTTGTATTTTAGATATAAAAAGCTTGGAAATTGTTGATAAATTTCATATGATTTGCAAGCCTGAAAAGACTGAAGTTTCTGATTATTGCACAAGAATCACTGGCATTACAAAAGAGCAAGCTGAAAATGGAGTTGACTTTGAATTTATGTGTAAGAGCATAATGGAAAAATTCAATACTAAATCTTTTCCTTGTGCTGCTTGGGGTCAGGATTGTGAAAAACTATATTATGATTGCAGAAATAAAGAGTGCAAATACCCTTTTTCCAATGAGTGTGTAAATATATCTTTACTTTATAGTGTTATGTCTGGAAAGCCTTACAACAATGGCTTACAAAGATCTTTAGCCGAATTAGGTATGAAGTTTGAGGGTGATAAACACGATCCTTATTGGGATTCTTATAATGCTGCAAGAGTATTGAAACATCTTATGGAGAAATGTCGTGAAACTATTTAGTGAAATTACTCGCCCATTAATTGCTCTTAATTTAAAAGTTAGATATAAAAGATGGCCTGAAGCTTATTACATTTATCGGGATGAAGAAAAACTTTTGGACAGTTTGGGAAATCTGTTTTATTATTCCTGGGAAGATTTTATTAGGCTACATCAACACGTCTTAAATAATGCTGGGCCTGTTTGGGAAATTTATGAAGAAGTGGAATTCGACAATCTATAAACTAAATGAACTTGTAAGTATTTCTTACAAGTTCATTTTTTGTTTGATTAGACAGGTTTAATATATTCAATAAACTTAGCCAAATAAGCAGACAATTTTGCTACAGTTGGTGCTTTGAGCATAATTCTATAGTCATTCAAAGCCTTATTATATAATTCAGCTCTGAACTTAGCTATTTCTTTACCTGACAACGCTGACACTTCACTCACATCTGTATATTTAGCATCAATTTCAGCAATATCAACAAGCTCTAAAT